AGCTACGCTTCTGTAGGAAAGGTTTGCGAGCACGTTATGGATGCGGCTTGGGAAAAGCGTATCGTTTGTGCATATCGGTTTAAGGGCTTGACATGAGTAGCGGTGGCCAAGTCGCCGGTGGCGTCATTGGCGCCGTCGCTGGCTTCCTTGTTGGAGGGCCAGGAGCCGGTCTGAAGGGGGCGCTCTACGGGGCACAGATCGGTATTGCCGTTGGCGGATACCTTGACCCGCCGAAGGGGCCAGTTCAGCAAGGGCCACGACTAGCTGACCTCACCGTACAGACATCGACCTATGGCGCCGTAATTCCGCGCGGCTACGGCACCTTCCCCGTCACCGGCAACGTCTTCTGGCTAGAGAATAATCAGTTGACCGAAACCGTTAACGAAGAGTCAACAGGGGGCGGTAAGGGTGGGGGGTCTAGTACGACTACTGAGACTTTCAGCTACTCAGCTACATTTGCGATTGGCCTTCTCGACTGCTCAGACGGTGTACCTATTACAGGCATCCGGCGCATCTGGATATCCAAGAAGCCCTTCGCTGATTACGGAAGCACTGAACTTTCAGCCGTTCTCGCCAGCAATAATGCGTCGCAGTTTTTCACATTGCACAAAGGGGAGCTTGATCAAGCGCCGGACGAACGGATGCAGGCGACGCTGGGTATCGCCAACACGCCCGCCTACCGTGGCTTGGCCTATATCGTCTTCAAGGATTTGCCGTTGGCGCCGTATGGTAACTCTCTGGTCGGCGCGCAGATAACGGTCGAGGTCGTGAAGGCGGGAGCTATCCAGGCTTCGTTTGTTGGGCCAACGTCTACTCCCCCTATACGGAATATCTACGGAGAAAGCCTACTATTCTTCAAAGATAGACTCTGGCTAGTTGGGGGGAGGGACCAAACTCTGGGGGGGATCATTAATACAGCTACAATGGTCAGTGACGACGGGGTAAATTTTTATGAGTACGCAAGCAACTACCCAGGCTCAGACGCTGACGACTCCGAAGTTCTTATTTTTAATGACGAAGTGTATGTGCTATTTAAGGTCAATACTAAGGAAGTGTGGAAGACGTCTGACATGGTTACATGGACGTATGTTGCAACAGCTACGGCTATTACAGGGGCGGGTAGAAGGTTGGGCCTTGCGGCTTGTGTCCATGATGGAAAAATGTGGATATTTGGGGGGGAGAGTAATGGCGGTGTTGAGCATGCTGATGCATGGAGTTCTCCTGATGGGGTGACATGGACCCTTGCTACATCGGCTGCCGGATGGCACTCAAGATTCAAACACAAGGCCATGTCGTATGCTGGTAAGTTGTGGGTATTTCAAGGTTATAGCTCAGTAGGGGGCACCAACCTTACAAATGACATCTGGAATTCCGATGACGGGATTACATGGACGTTTGTCTCCACTGTGCCAAGCAGGACAGCCTACCCCTATATGGGGGCATATGGTTACGAGGTTGTTGAATTCCACGGCGGCGTTTGGTTTGTGGGTGGAGCTCTTACTTCCGGTACATTCTCGTCATATTGTTTATCTACCAATGACTTTATCACATTTGTTCAAGAACCAATATCACCATCGTGGCCTGTCGGGCCATATGTTTCTGCAACTCTTGGGTGGTCCGGAACACTGTTCGTGCATGGTGGTTCTCTTCCTGTTGTTCACCACTATGTCGACCCAATAAGTTCCGATACGGTATCGCTCGCATCTATCGTTAATACGGAATGCCTGAAGAGCCGCTTGTTGACCTCCGGAGATATTGATACAAGCCTTTTGACTCAGCTTGTGCGAGGCTACCGAATTGGTAGCGTTGCAGCCATCCGAGCAGGGTTAGAGCCACCTCAGGGAGCGTGGCCGTTTGATGTGATTCAGCACGGCTATACGATCAAGTTCAAGCCACGGGGTAGCGCCAGCGTGGCGACCATTCCAGCATCCGACCTTGACGCTCGGCAAGGAGGCGAGGCTCCGGGCGTTGCCCTGACGACTTCACGTGAAATGGACTCAGTGCTACCGCAGCGCGTAACGCTAGACTACATGGACATCTGGCGCGCTTACGACGCGGGTCAACAGTATGCGGAGCGACTGAACACGGACTCGGTAAATATACGCGCACTCGACCTCGCGATTGTACTCAATGCAGACGAAGCGGCTGGGATCGTAGAGACCTTGCTTTACCTCTATTGGCTTGAGCGATACGACGTTAGCTTCTCCCTGCCGCCGACCTACGGGGCGCTGGAACCCGCCGACGTACTCACGCTAAACACGGAGGACACGAGCTATAGCTTGCGCCTAACCGGAGTCACCTACACGCAAGATGGGCGGTTGGAGTGCAGCGCTAAGTATAATAATGCGGCGGTTTATGTACCCGCCGCAATAGGGGAAGAGGGGCAATCAACCGGCGCTGTCGCTATTGCGCTGGCTGGTGGAACTGTCTTCGCCATGCTTGATATTCCGCTGATGGCTGATATCCACAACATCACGGGCTACCTGATGGCCATGAAGGGATACTTAAGTTCATGGCCAGGTGGTGTGCTTTATCGGAGCGACGACGCTGGGCAGACATGGACGAATTTGCAGGCTATCCAAGCGCCGGGGGCGATGTTCGGGCGCGCAAGCAATGTAATCAGCACTGGCAACACCGCACTGATGGACAAGTCCAACCGGTTATCCGTACGTTTTTACGGGTCCGGACCATCAAGCGTAACAGAACTAGCAATGCTGAACGGTGCTAATTATTTTGCTTATGGCACCGATGGGCGATGGGAGATCATCGGCGCGCAAACCTGCACGCTTGAGAGTGATGGTAGCTATACCTTGCAGGATTTACTGCGCGGACGGCAAGGGACCGAGTGGGCTATGACGACTCACGCCATTGGCGACAAGGTTATTGCGCTGGACACAAACCTTGCGTTTGTCACTACCAGTTCTGATGCTATAGGACTTAGCAAAACCTACCGTGCGGTTACAGTTGGTGCGTTGCTAGACTCGACCACCGCTGAAACTCACACCTACTCCGGCGTCAACCTTGAGTGCCTTTCCCCTGTCTATCTTGGCGGAAGCCGCCATCCGACGACCAACGACTGGACGCTGACGTGGATACGTCGCACGCGCATTGGCGGCGAGTGGCGCGACTACGTTGACGCTACGCTTGGCGAGGCGGCTAAGCTATACGACGTTGAGATTTACAGCAGCGGCACCTACACTACGCTCAAGCGCACATTCTTTAGCTTGACGAGCGAAACAACGCCTTATACCAGCGCCGAACAGGTGGCAGACTTTGGTAGTAACCAATCCACTCTCTACGTCAAGGTTTACCAGATCTCCGCCACGGTAGGCCGTGGCTACCCTCTCACAACCAGCATCACGAGGTAATACTATGTCTGACAGTACCATATCATTCGACGCCATTTCACAGGCGCAAGCTAGCAAGGAAGTCACAGCCAATGCCTACTTCGATGCGGCGAGCCCCGCCACGCTATTCGGTCGTCGGCAATCGACGACATCCGGCCTGACGTGGGGATACTACGGCGGATGGATACAGATCGATGGGGTGCGCACAAAGATTAACAACGGAACAATAGTGCTTCCAGCCTCGACAACCAATATCTATATTATTTGTACTCGGGCGGGCGTGGTTGGTACTGCCATTACATCCACGACGCCAGGTGATATTATTCTTTATAAGGTGACTACCGGACCTAGCACCGTTACCAGTTACACAGACGAGCGCACATGGGTCAGCCTACCAGGTGTCTACGGCCGGCTGAACTTTGCGATGACTGATGCCAACACGACCCTTGGCGGGGCGCAAGCCAAGAATGACATCCTTGAATTTACCGGCGCCCTAACCCTCCAGCGAAACATTGTCGTGCCACTCGGCGCGCAGCAATGGACGGTCTTCAACAACACCACAGGCGGCTTCGGCCTCCAGTTCATCGGCGCTACCGGCACCGGCGTCGTGGTCGCTGCTGGAAAGCGGGCGATCATCTATGCTGATGGTACGAACGTGGTGCGGGTTACGGCGGATACCTGATTCATAGTGAGTCCTCGTAGGTGCCTTTCCAGAAAGCTTTACGAGGATTCACTCTTTATCTATATAGGGGCATAGGGCACATCAAAATAATCGCTCCTGCGTGGATACCGAAGGGCATGATACCTGGGAATCAGTTCAAATTGCTTGATTGTATCCACCAACTCACCAATTTGCCATTCTGTAGCAGCCGTAGTGATTGTCAGCGTTACCAACTCCCCAGCAGTAACATTGAGTGTAAATCCCTGCGTCCTTTGGCCTACCTCAAGAACATCCGCTAACGCAGTAATGCAAGCAGCGTGAGCGGTTATTACGTTCTTACCCCTCACGGCTCATACCCCACCACCATAACCCCAGCCTCCCTGAACATATCCTTGGCTTCAGCCATATCATCTACCCACCGCTTAGCAAATCCTTGGCTCGGTGGGATGAAGACAACCCTGGAGATCCCCCGCTGGATAATCATGGCGGCACAGTGGGCGCAAGGAGGGTGCGTAACGTAGAGGGTGCACTGATCCACATCTCGGTTAGCGAATGCGAGCGCGTTCGCTTCCGCATGGATTGTACGCCTCAGCTTCTGATCACGATCCTTGAACCCATCCCTCACACTCTGTGGGGGGCCGTTGTATCCAAGGCTTACAACACGGTTGCTGGTATCAACGATGCATGCCCCCACCTTGGTAGAGTCATCCTTGCTCCATGAGGCAACAAGTTGTGCAAGATCAAGGAATCGGTTGTCCCACTTGGCGAGTTTGTTCAGGTAGCTCGGGTCTTCCTTTAAGGTCTTCATATCATCTTTCCTTCTGATCTTTCCATTAGTTGGGTGTTCTGTAATGTCCCGCCGCTCTAGCCAGACTATTTCACTACCCTTTTTATAGGGACCTATTAAGGTGTCATAGGTAGAAGGGTGTGGCCTCAACTCAGGAAACACAAGCGGCTTAAACTCAATAGTTCCATGATAGGGTTTCATCAGTGCGCCTGCGCTTGAGTAATTGGGGGAACGCTCCCCTCCCCAGGAACAGGGACATCCTCCGGGTCATCAAACAAACTGACGAGACCATCAATATGCGAAGCCACCATGGCCGCGTAGGAGGGGGTGCATTCAACAACCTCGTCCCCGATACGAATCAGAATCATATCCCTATCCCCACGACGAACGACGCCAAGCAGGACCGCATTTATTCTACAGGTTTCCATTTTCTTCTCCTTAAATCTCTATCACATTATCCGCGACCGCCGCAGAAACCTCCTCATGGGTCACGAGAAGTATCTGGGCAATGTTCGACCTCTTTAGTGCGCCAAGTGCGGACGTTGTTCTCTCCACATCAAAGCTTGCGAAGGGCTCATCAATGACCATGAAATTTACATGAGGGATGAACGTCTTTATCAAGCAAACCCTGAGCGCATTCCCAAGGGCATCCAGCGTACTCCCGCTCAGACTCTCAACGCTCTGGCCATTGCACCTGAATCCATCCTTGTCCTTCGTAATTATAGAGGCCTCGCCACGGATAGATGAAAACAATGTGCTGACGGCGGAGAGGACCTGGTTCCACAGGCGATCCGCGACCAGCGGGCGAATCGCCCGAATCTTCTTAAGTAGGGCATTGTTGAATCCGAGCGTCTCCAAATCCTCCTTGCACTGAGCAACCTCGTCCTTGAGGTCCTTGCCTCGCTGCATCGCTTGATCGTATTGCGCTTGATCAGTAACAAGGCGATGGGATA